CCCACTACCACACTCTCACTTCACTGTACAGAATCTCCAGTGACCAGATCAGTCTGCACAGTCACACTAAAGTCTTGACAATCTGTGCAGCCTGTGCCAGGTCGCTAGCGTGACCAACATAGCCTATATAGTCACTTTCTAGGCTTGACAATTGCTGTAGTCTGTGCTAAACAGGGACGGGGGAGGGGGCGTAGCTGCGGAGATTGTTACTGTACCAGCCCAGATACAAAAAAGAGGTAAAATAGACTAAATAGCAACACAGTTATAACAAATAGCTATATAGGCTAAGTAGTTGATAGCTAAGGGCTATAACGGCCACTGCGGAGACGCTGTTACGGCTGAGAATCCGCCTATAAAGGAACTACATAGGAACTACATAGAGGCTACATAGCAGTTAATTAACCAATAACATAGAATTAACAGTAAATAATGCTTGACTTCTGTTAAAAAGTATGCTATAATAGCTATATAGTTCATTAAAGAGTGTTTAAGTTGTTAAAGTAATATAGCTTTAAAGCGTTAAAGCAACAGAGCGTTAAAGCTTTAAAGCATTAGAGACGTTAAAGAGGAATTTAAGATCAAATAATTATTATTCTTAGCCTTACAACGTCTTTAATGCTTTAAAGCTTTAAAGTCTCTGATGCTTTAAAGCAACAGAGCGTTAGCGACTACATAGTCTACATAGTATCTCAATAGAGGCAATTCTGTGACTGAAAAAAAGATAGGAAGACCTAAGAAGGCGAAGATCAAGAGTGTTACCAAGGGGCAACGCAGAGGCGTTGGTAGACCTAAAGGTGATGCCGCCATCATCAACGAATACAAAGCCAGGATGTTAGCATCGCCTAAGAGTAAGAAGGTGTTAGATTCTATAATGAATGCAGCGTTAGATGATGACCATAAGAATCAAGCAGCAGCTTGGAAGCTGTGCATGGATAGATTGTTACCCGTTAGCTATTTCGAAAAAGACAAGGCTAGTGGCGGTAAGAGTGCTATTAATATTTCCATTACTGGTGTCGGTGGCGAGACTACCGTCATAAGCGGTAATGAAGAACCCATAGAAGGGGAGTACACAGATGTATAATATCAATGAAGACCTTGATTATTTCACTAGAGAAGAGTTTGCCTGTCAGTACACAGGAGAGAACGAGATTAGTGATAGATTGTTATTGAAGTTAGATTTGTTACGTGCAAGGTGTGGATTCCCCTTTGTTATCACCAGTGGTTATCGTTCAGAAGACCACCCCATTGAAGCAAAGAAGGAGAAAGCAGGAACTCATGCCCAAGGTATTGCAGCGGACATTAAAGTCAGAGACGGTGTACAGCGGTTTAGAATTGTTGAGGAGGCTATCAAAATGGGCTTTTCAGGAATTGGAGTTGCTAGTAGCTTTGTCCATGTTGACATCCGCTGTCTGGACGGTAACGAGTCTCCTGTAATGTGGACGTACTAATATGCCTATAACCTTAGAGCCTTTTGATTACAAGAAACATAAACCCCAAGACGTTGGTTTAGGAGGCCTATCTACTGAGTATTTAATTACTGTAGACTCTCCAGAGGGAGGGGTTATGGTTATTCCTTCTATCTGGTGGGACTCTGACGGAAAACCAAAGCTAGTAGAGAACCAGAGAGAAGCTGTGTTGTTAGCTAAAGATTACGAAAAAACAACTAACAAACAGTTTCCTCGTTTTGCTCCTAAAGCATATCAAGAAGCTGATAAGTTTGCTAGAGAGCGTTCTAAAGCAGGAGGCGCTTCTAATAGCTACCTAGCTAGAGACATAAAAGAAGAAAGAGCCAAGACAGCTAAGACGTTTAAGGAATCCCTTGACTGATTTAAAGGTTGAGCTACTGCCGTGGCAGCAAGAGGTCTACAACGACCCTACACGGTTTAAGGTTATTGCCGCAGGTAGACGTACAGGTAAGAGTAGGTTAGCCGCTTGGTCGCTAATACTGAACTGCTTGTCAGCTAAGAAAGGTCAGGTGTTCTACGTTGCCCCTACACAGGGACAGGCTAGGGACATCATGTGGCAGATGCTACTGGAGCTAGGACATAGTGTCATAGCCTCTAGCCATGTCAACAACCTACAGATTAAGTTTATCAACGGTGCGTTGCTGACGCTGAAGGGTGCTGATAGACCTGAGACTATGCGTGGTGTTAGCCTAAAGTTCTTGGTTATGGATGAGTACGCTGACATGAAGCCAGAGGTGTGGGAGCAAATCCTACGCCCTGCTCTTGCGGATCAGAAGGGTGATGCGATGTTCATTGGTACGCCAATGGGACGTAACCACTTCTACGAACTATATACATACGCTTGTGTGTCTGAAGACCCTACATTCAAAGGTTATCACTACACGAGCTTTGACAACCCATTGCTAGACCCGAAAGAGATTGAAGCTGCTGAGAAGAGTATGTCAGCCTTTTCCTTCCGACAGGAGTTCATGGCAAGTTTTGAGGCCCACGGTAGTGAACTCTTTAAAGAAGAGGATGTTACGTTTAGCGAGGAAGAACCTGCTGACGGTGATTATTATATCGCTGTCGATTTGGCAGGATTTGCAGACGTACAGAAAGTCACAACCAAAACAAAGAGGCTTGACCAAACAAGCATTGCGGTTGTTAAATGTGGTACTACTGGTTGGTGGGTTAGCAATATCATCCACGGGCGGTGGGGCGTTGAAGAGACAGCTAGACGTATCTTCCAAGCGGTACGAGATTATCAACCTGTTGCCGTCGGCATTGAGAAAGGAGCGTTAAAGAACGCTGTGTACCCTTACCTCAATGATGAGATGAAGAAGAACCAACGATTCTTCCGCATAGAGGAACTCACCCACGGTAACAAGAAGAAGACAGATAGAATCGTGTGGGCGTTACAAGGACGCTTTGAACACGGTAACATTACACTAAACAAGGGTAAGTGGAATACTCAGTTCCTAGACGAGTTGTTTCAGTTCCCTAATCCACTAGTCCACGATGACTTGATAGACTCACTAGCATACATAGATCAGTTAGCCAAGGTTAGCTATGCTTATGACTACGAGGAAGAGGACTACGAATTTTTAGATAAATACGCAGGGTATTAACTATGGAACTAGAAGGCGCAGATAACTTTACTCTGGAGCAAGACCTAGAAGGTTGGGTCATGGAGAAGTGTGACGGTTGGCGTGATCACTACGAAGCTAACTACTCAGAACGATTTGATGAATACTACCGCCTATGGCGTGGTCAGTGGTCAGCACAGGATCAGACCCGTCAATCAGAGCGATCTAAGATTATATCCCCTGCACTACAGCAAGCAGTAGAGTCCTCTGTAGCGGAACTAGAGGAAGCTACCTTTGGCCGTGGCAAGTGGTTTGACATTAAAGATGATGTCAGAGATCAGAACCCTGCCGACATTGCAGCCCTGCGTGGCTACCTAGAGGAAGACTTTGCTAAGAACAAGGTGCGGAAAAGTGTTGCAGAATGTCTAATTAATGCGGCAGTATTTGGTACAGGCATTGCGGAAGTTGTATTAGAAGAAGAAAAAGAGATGGCTCCCGCTACACAGCCTGTCATGGGTGGTGAGCTACAGGCGGTAGGTGTTAGCATTAAAGACCGTACTTGTGTTAAGCTACGCCCTGTCATGCCACAGAACTTCCTGATTGACCCAGTAGCTACGGACATTAACTCTGCACTGGGCTGTGCTGTAGATGAGTTTGTATCTAGCCACTTGGTTGAACAGCTACAGGAAAGCGGTGTATACCGTGATGAGCATCTGTCAATAGCCTCTAGTGACTTTAACCTAGAGCCTGACCAAGACCTCACTACCTTCTCTGAGGATAAGGTTAGACTGACCAAATACTATGGCCTAGTTCCTACCCACCTCCTTAAAGAAGCTATGCAAGACCCTGAAGCAGTAGACGAGGAAGTTGTAGAGTTTAGCGAGGAAGAGGAAGATAACTACTACACTGAGGCAATGGTTGTTATTGCTAACGGTGGTATTCTCCTCAAGGCTGAGAAGAACCCTTACATGATGCAGGATCGTCCTGTTGTCGCATTCCCTTGGGATGTCGTTCCTAGCCGCTTCTGGGGCAGAGGAGTATGTGAGAAAGGGTATAACAGCCAAAAGGCGTTAGACGCAGAACTACGCGCTAGAATCGACGCCCTTGCCCTGACCATCCACCCAATGATGGCTATGGACGCATCACGTATGCCCAGAGGTGCAAAGCCTAGCATACAGCCAGGGAAAACTATTCTAACCAACGGCAACCCTGCTGAGGTTTTACAGCCATTTAACTTTGGTAACGTAAGCCAGATCACCTTTGCACAGGCACAGTCTCTACAGACTATGGTACAAACTGCCACAGGCGCTATTGACTCAGCAGGTATTGCAGGGTCTATCAACGGAGAGTCTACAGCAGCAGGTGTCTCTATGTCGCTAGGTGCTATCATCAAGCGTCACAAGCGTACACTGATTAACTTCCAAGACTCCTTCCTGATTCCGTTTGTACAGAAGGCGGCATGGCGTTACATGCAGTTTGAGCCTGAGCTATACCCAGTAGCTGACTACAAGTTCCATACCTCTAGCTCACTAGGCATCATTGCCCGTGAGTATGAAGTAACACAGCTTGTGCAGTTGCTACAAACCATGTCACCAGATCAGCCTATGTATCCTAAGCTAGTGACATCCATCATTGACAACATGAACCTGTCTAACCGTGAAGAACTAATCGCTACACTTGAGCAAGCTAATCAGCCTAACCCAGAAGCACAGCAAGCGGCACAGGCGGCACAGCAAGCTCAGTTGGCATTCCAAGCATCACAGACTGCTGCACTCAACGGACAGGCGCAAGAGTCTGCTGCTAGAGCGCAGAAGTTGGCTGTCGAAGCAGGAGCTATCCCACAGGAGCTTGAGATTGACCGTATCAAAGCGGCCACTACTAACCTCAAGGCAGGTGACGCAGATGACAAAGAGTTTGAGAAGCGTCTAAAGATTTCAGAGCAGTTACTGAAAGAAAGAGAAGTAGCAGTAAAGGAGGGTAATGTTGCTAATCAAACGTCTGTACAACCTCAGACAGCAACTCCTCAACCAACACAAGGACTACAGTAATGGTAAGCACAAGAGATTTAGAGAACGTAGTAGCTCAAGTAAATGTAAAGTTTGAGGAACTATTTAAGAAGATTGTACAGCTTGAGAAACAATTAGCTGATAATACAGGAGCAGAGAAGAATGGCAAAAGTAAAAGACCCAAGACTAGCTAGAGCAGGAGTTGATGGATACAATAAACCGAAGCGTACCCCTAATCACGACACAAAAAGCCATATTGTCGTGGCAAAGGAAGGTGACATAATCAAGACCATTAGGTTTGGAGAACAGGGGGCAAGCACAGCAGGTAAACCTAAAGCGGGAGAGTCCGAAGCAATGAAAAAGAAACGTGCTAGTTTTAAAGCTAGACACGCAAAGAACATAGCTAAAGGTAAAATGTCTGCGGCTTATTGGTCAGATAGAATTAAGTGGTAGTACACTTATATGTACATATAAATGCAGAAATACGACACTTTAATGTAGGAGGCTATTATGCCAAAAGGTAAAGGTACATACGGTAGTAAAGTAGGCAGACCACCAAAGAAGAAAAAGAAGGTTGTTAAAAAGTGAAGGGTCAGACCCACGGTGGCAAAGGTAGTACCCAGAGAAAGACAGACCAGAAGAAGTTTGCTAGTAATTGGGACGCTATATACAACAAAACTGCACAGAAGTCAAGTAAAAATAAGAAATAATGCTTGACTTTCTTATGCTTTTATGTTATAATAACAGGGTACACTAACATTAACTCAGCTGTCCTAATAGGAGAAACAGTATGATTGACCCTAAGCTAGAACTATATTACCGCAACATGAGAGATATGTTTCGTTCAGAAGGTTGGAAACAACTGTTAGAAGACCTGAACTCTAATGCGGTACTAATTAACTCAGTAGAATTAACTAAAGATGTGGAAGACCTACACTTTCGTAAAGGCCAACTTTCAATCATAGCTAATATACTTAATCTAGAAGCACAGCTTGACACGGCTGAACAACAGCAACTAGAAGATGCACAAGAGTAATGCGTATCCTGGTTGACTTTAAGTGTGATGACGGCCACATCAACGAAAGACTAGTTGATTCTGAATGTACTCACATACCGTGTTTAGACTGTGACAAGATAGCACAAAGAATTGTAAGTCCTGTGCGTTCCAAGTTAGACCCTCTGTCTGGTGATTTTTTAGGTGCAACTAGACAGTGGGAGAGGAATAGAGCGCAGAAGCTACAACAAGAGCGTAAGGCTAACTCCTAACCGAATCCTTACATAATACACCTCCATAATGAGAAATCACGGAGTTTAATAATGGCAACACTAATAGACGAGCGTCCAGTAGAAGAACTAGACAACGAGCAAGAAGTAGTAGATCAAGTAACTGAGGAACCTCAACTAGAGGAAACTCCTCAAGAACAAGAAGAAATCCCTGACAAGTACAAAGGAAAGTCAACGGCTGAGATTGTACGGATGCACCAGGAGGCTGAGAAGTTATTAGGCCGACAGAGCAGTGAAGTAGGGGAGCTACGTAAAGTTGTTGATGACTACATACAGACACAACTCGACACGACAACACAAGCACCACAAGAAGCTGAAGAAGATATAGACTTTTTCTCTGATCCCGACAAGGCAGTCGAGAGAGCGATTAAGAATCATCCTTCAATCAAAGCTGCTGAAGCACAAACACAGCAGTACAAGCAACAGACAGCGCAGTCTCATTTGCTACAACGTCATCCCGACATGCAAGAGATTCTGCAAGATGGTAAGTTTGTTGATTGGATTAAAGGATCAAAGATTCGTACTCAACTCTTTGCACAAGCGGATACGCAGTATGACTATGAAGCCGCTGATGAGCTTTTCAGTTTATGGAAGGAACGTCAACAAGCTGTTGGTCAGACTGTAGCACAGGAAAAAGCGAGCAGGAAAGAAGCTGTTAAAACTGCCTCAACAGGCGGTGCAAAGGGAAGTGGTGAGACAGCATCTCGCAAAGTTTATAGACGCTCAGACATTATTAAACTAATGCAGGATGATCCTGATAGGTATTTGTCTTTGTCTGATGAAATCATGCAAGCATATGCTGAAGGGAGAGTCCGAAACTAATTTCATTATAGGACTTTTATTATGACTGATTCAACTTATCCCGCAATGGGCGGTGCAGTAGACAACACATCTGCTGCTAAATTTATTCCAGAAATCTGGAGTGACGAAGTAATTGCTGCATACAAGAGCAATCTTGTTCTAGCTAACCTCGTTAAAAAAATGAGCATGACTGGTAAGAAAGGCGACACCATCCATGTTCCTAAGCCAACTCGTGGTGCGGCTCACGCCAAAGCCGAAGGTGTTGCAGTTACTATTCAGAACGCTGTTGAGTCTGAAGTACTGATCAACATCAACAAGCACTTTGAGTTTTCACGTATGATTGAAGACATCACTGAAGTACAGGCTCTCGCTTCTTTGCGTCAGTTCTACACTGGTGACGCAGGTTACGGCCTAGCCAAGCAAGTAGACGATGATCTGTTTACTCTTGGTAAGTCTTTCGGTAACGGTGACGGTTCTTCTTGGGTACACAACGCTGCATTCCAGATCACTTCTGGTGGAGCTTTGGAAGCCTACGATGCTGACGGCACTGCTGACGTTAATGCCTTCACTGACGGTGCGTTCCGCGCATTGATTCAGAAGATGGATGACGCAGACGTTCCTATGGACGGACGTAGCTTTATCGTTCCTCCTTCACTGCGTAACGCTATCATGGGTATTGATCGCTACACTTCTACTGACTTTGTTAACGGCAAAGGCGTAGAGACTGGCAAGATTGGTAACCTCTATGGCGTTGATGTATTCGTTTCTACTAACGTACCTACTATTGAATCTGGTGTACGTGGCGCACAGCTAATCCACAAGGACACTAATGTTCTTGCAGAGCAGCAAGGCGTTCGCTCACAGACTCAGTACAAGCAAGAGTTCTTGGGTACTCTCTACACTGCTGATACGCTTTACGGTTGTCAAGTAATGCGTCCTGAAGCAGGATTCGTATTGGCTGTTCAGTAAGCTAATACAACTAAGGGGATTCTACGGAGTCCCCTTTCCCTTTTCCCTTTGTTTGTTTTCGTAGGAGTTATTAATGGCTATATTTAGAGGTGACGGTGGTGCAGGTGATTCCAATACGGACGCCACGTTATTAGCCGTTACAGAACAAGCTGTCATAGCTACTACGAAAGCAAGCGATGCAGCGGCCAGTGCTGTTGATGCGGCTAACTCTGCAACGACAGCATCTACCAAAGCAACTCAGGCGGCTACATCTGCAACTGATGCGGCCAACAGTGCTTCAGGTGTTGCAGGGTATGCTACTGCCGCAGGTAACTCAGCGACTGCCGCAGCTACTTCAGAGACTAATGCGGCCAATAGTGCTACAGCCTCTGCTACAAGTGCTACAGCAGCCAGTGCCTCTCAGACAGCCGCTAGTACCTCTGAGAGCAACGCAAGCACTTCCGCTACCACTGCTACTACTAAAGCCACAGAAGCCGCTACAAGCGCAACCAGTGCGTCTAACAGCGCATCTACGGCTACGACTAAGGCATCAGAGGCATCTACTAGCGCATCTAACGCTTCCACCTCTGAGAGCAATGCGGCTACGTCAGCATCTAATGCGGCAACATCAGCTACGAACGCTAGTGACTCCGCTACAGCATCAGCAGGTTCAGCAAGTGGTTCAGCTACTTCTGCTACTAACGCAAGCAGCAGTGCATCAGCGGCTAGTACATCAGAGACTAATGCCGCTAGTTCAGCCACAGCAGCATCTACGTCAGCGACTAACTCTGCTAACAGTGCTACTGCATCAGCGACTAGTGCGGCAACATCGACAACTAAGGCAGGTGAAGCAAGCGCCAGTGCCACAGCAGCGGCCTCTAGCGCATCTACAGCGTCTACACAGGCAAGCAATGCAGCCACTAGTGCTACAGCGGCATCCACTGCTCAGGCCAATGCAGAGACAGCGGAGACTAATGCTGAGACTGCTGAGACTAATGCAGCAGCTAGTGCAACAGCAGCGGCTAGCAGTGCTACGTCAGCGGCTACTAGTGCATCCAATGCCGCTAGTACATTAGCGTCAGCGGCACTGAAGGCTAACAACCTGTCCGACTTAGCTAGCGCAAGCACAGCTAGAACTAACTTAGGCTTAGGCACTGCGGCAACTACAGCGTCTACTGACTACCTAGCCTCTACAGGTGGTACAGTGACAGGGACTGTGGAGCTTGTTAGTACAGACACTAGCTCCTCTGCTGATCCTATTCTATGCTTGTATCGCAACAGTGCATCCCCTGACGATGGTGACTACTTAGGTCAGATTAAGTTCCAAGGAGAGAGCGACACAGGTGTAACAAGGCTATTTGCTAAGATCACTGCCAAGACTTCAGATGTCACTAACGGTACAGAAGACGGCTTGATAGAGACAGCAGTGAAGCAGAATGGTTCTAATGTTATTGTTTCTCGTCAGACAGGATCAGCTTTAAAACTTATTAATGGCTGTGCTATAGAAGTAGACGGTACAGTGACAGCAACAGGCGGTACATCTACTAACTGGAATACAGCTTATGGTTGGGGCAATCACGCTTCAGCAGGTTATTTAACATCTTCATCAACTTTAAATGCAGACAACGTGACTACTGGTACGCTTGATGGCGGCACATACTAAAGGTATATAAACATGGCAACAAAAATTGTAACAAAGAATAGTTCAACTGCTTCTGCCGTCCCTACAGCAAGTGATCTTGTACAGGGTGAACTGGCGGTCAATGTAGCTGACAAACGATTATTTACTGAGGACAACGGTGGCAGTATTGTTGAGCTTGGTACTAACCCTAGCACCATAGACATCAACGCAGGTTCTATCGACGGCACAGCCATTGGCGCATCCTCTGCATCCACAGGCGCGTTTACTACGCTGACTGCTACTGGTGCATTCACAAGCCGTGGTATTGATGACAATGCTGATGCCACTGCAATCACTATTGATTCTTCAGAGAATGTGGGCATAGGGACTAGTTCGCCAACGCTGCCGTTATCCGTCGATGGGGATATCTGGCAGGGGAATACTGGCGGTGTAGAGATTGGGCGCATTACGAACAATGCTGGTTGGTACGACTTCGGTGCTAGCTCAAACGTCAATGGCGCACAGATGTCCCACCCTGCGATTGTAAGGTTTAATACTAACAACACAGAACGCCTACGCATCGACTCCTCTGGCAACGTGGGCATAGGGACTAGTTCGCCAACAGCAGATTTAAGTGTGGGTTCTACCACAACATCCTCTGGCGACATCCACCTCAGAACTACAAAGACAGCGGCAAGTATTACACCTAGTAACTCAGATGCAGGTGGTCTGGATATTGGAGTAGGTTGGGTAGCAGGTGGTCAAGGCCCACTAACTTTTTCCGTTGGCACAGAACGCATGCGCATAGACTCCTCTGGCAACCTGTTGGTGGGTACTACTTCACCGTCAACAACTTCTAACATTTATGCTAGTGGAGCATCAGGTAATGCATTTGCTGCTGGTTTTGATGCGGCAAGCGCATCGTCTGCTGCTGCTGCTTTCAGCAATCCCAATGATGGTGCGGTACTAAGGTTTTACAGAGCGTGGGCTGGTAGCGGCGTTGGCTCAATTAATGTCAGCGCCTCTGCTACAGCCTACAACACCTCTTCCGACCAACGCCTCAAGGAAAACATTGCAGACGCTGATGACGCAGGTAGCAAGATAGACGCTATCCAAGTACGACAGTACGACTGGAAGGCTGATGGCTCTCACCAAGACTACGGCATGATTGCACAGGAACTCGTTGAGGTAGCCCCAGAGGCTGTGACTGTTCCTGCTGACTCAGAAGAAATGATGGGCGTGGACTACTCAAAGCTAGTACCAATGCTTATTAAAGAAATTCAATCATTACGCAACCGTGTTGCACAACTAGAGGAATAAAACAATGGCAGTAACTTGGACAATCTCAACACTAGAACGCAACACTGACGACGGTGTTGTTGTAGCACACTGGCGAGCCTCAGACGCTGACGGTGAACACTCAGGTAGCTCATACGGCACTTGCGGCTTTACCCCTGACGCAGATGCTGACGGCTATACAGCCTACGCAGACATCACAGAGGCTCAGGTCATTGGGTGGGTAAAGGCTGACGTAGACGCTGACGCTATTGAGGCAAGCATTGCGGCACAGATTGCAGACAGCAAGGCTCCCGCGATTACTGTTGGAGTGCCTTGGTAATGATTGATCCAGTCACGGCCATCAGCATAGCCACTAACGCCTTTGGTACGATCAAGCGTATGGTAGCAGCAGGTCGTGATGTGGAGGATACATTATCACAGATAGGGCGGTGGTACGGAGCAGTAAGTGATTTAAATGAATGTCAACGAAGGGCAGAAAACCCACCACTATTTAAAAAGATTGTTGCGTCACAGTCTGTTGAGCAAGAGGCAATGCAGGTATATGCTCACCAGAAAAAGATACAGCAACAAGAGAAGGAACTCAGAGAACTCCTGATGTATTCCTACGGGCCAAACGGCTACAAAGAGTTGGTAGAGTTACGTAGGAAGATTAAGGAGCAACGAGAGAAGACTGTATACGCACAAGAGCGTAGACGTAAAGCGTTATACTGGAACACAATACAAGCCGCAGGTATCCTGGTATTAGCCTCTGGTGTTTACTTAACAATCTCTTGGATCATGGGACAAGGAAATGGATGAACAAACGAAAGACATGTTGGACGTTACTGCAATATCTACGGCTATACTATCGCTAGCATCTTGGCTACCACCTGTAGCATCACTGCTGACAATCATATGGCTAGGTATTCGCATCTATGAGTCTGACACTGTGCAGAAACTTGTGCATGGTGAAACAAAGAAAGAACTTGACAAACAAGACTAAATAGTGTATAATATATGAGTATTTTAAATAGTTTAATAGGGCCAGTGACAGGTCTTTTAGATAAATTCATAGAAGATAAAGATAAGAAAAACCAAATCGCCTATGAACTATCTACTATGGCTGAGAAACATGCTCAGGAATTACTTAAGGGTCAGCTAGAGGTCAACAAGACTGAAGCGGCACACAAGAGTTTATTTGTCGCGGGATGGCGTCCTGCCATTGGTTGGATATGTGGACTAGCCTTATTCTATTCTACCATCCTAGCTCCAATACTAGGCATCTGGTTTACTGTCCCACCTGTTGATAGCTCATTACTCACAAGTGTACTGATGGGCATGTTAGGCTTAGGTGCTATGCGTACAGTAGAGAAGACTAAGAACGTACAGAGAGAACGATAATGGGTGGTGGTGGATTCGGCAGAGCCTACGCAAGCGGCTCAAACACACAGATAAATAAAGCTGCTTTAGCTAAGGCCGCTGCTCGTGCGCCTAAGACTGTAGGTTCTGTCATATCTAAACAACAAGAAGAACTTGTCGATTTATACTCTAACCCTTTTTCATCTACTATAGATTCTCCTAGCATTGGTCTACCAGAACCTATTAAAGTTACGGGTTCTAGAACTGAGCCTACTACACCTGCGTTTAAAGCAGGAGATAGGGAAGATGTATATGACGACGCAGGAAACAAAGTAGGCTTTACTCTTTACAAAGAACAAAAAAGCTATGACGGCTATGGTAATGTAACAGGCAGTAAGGTAGTTCCTCGCACTACTTATTATGCTCCTTCAACTGTACAAAAAACAGCAGAAAGAAAAAAAAGCTACGGAGATAAGAGCATTGCAGACATAGCCGCACAGTTGGAAGCGGAAGCTCCTGCTAAGGCTAGAACAGGGATGGATTTATATAGCGAGTTTGACCCCAATCGTGGAGCTATGCAGGGCTACAGTGTTGACTCTTATAACAGAGAAATAAATGTAGAACAGCCTTTGCTCCAAGCGTTTCAAGATTTAGAAGTACCTGCGTATAAAGAGTTTGATGTTCCTGAGTTAGACACTGGCGGTCTTGATTACGATAAGACAAAACTATACACTAACTACGGTAAGCGTGGACAGCTAGAGTTTCCGAATGAAGCTGCTAGACAAGAGTATTACGAAAAAGAAAGAACAGGAACTTTCCACGATGTTTCTGAACTACTAGGTATTGATTCAGAACTAGGTCAGCAAACAATGGTGTGGGTTAAGAATCCACCAGAGCCTAGTAAGTGGGAGAAGTTTTTAGGCAACCCTGTACTACAGGTTGTAGGGCTGTTGAATCCTACTGTTGCGTTAGCAACTACAGGAGCTAAGTTAGCTTCAGGTGTAGACGTATCTCCTGTTGAGTTAGCTAGTAGTGCCTTAACTGGTTTAAACATGGCGGGAGTAACTAAGCCTCCTGCACTAGGTGACATACCTGTTGGTGGTGGGCCGCCTCAGATGACTAAAGGCACTGGCTTGTTTGGTACTACTTACGGACAAACACAGACTGCATTAAACGTAGCAGCCGCAGGAGATGCCAAAGGTGCTGCTATTGCTTTGGTAGGCAATGACATTATTAAAGGTGGGTTAGACAAAGTAGGGCTAGACCAAGCGACTATTGAACGTGCAGGTATCCAGTACGATGACTTTGAGGCAGGGTTAGGTAAGACTGTACAAAAACTAGCAGCAGGTGAGGAGCTAGATGAGGCTCTTGCATTTGGTTTAGGTACTTATATCAGAGAAGGCGGTACACTAGGCTCTATTGATTTACCTGAGACTAACATAGACTTAGGCGTTATTGAAGACGTTGTTAGAGATATTGTACGCCCTATTGGTAAAGTAGGTACAGCCCTTGCTGACTTTGTTGAAGAGGCTATGCCTGATATAGACGTAGATATAGATATAGATACTAGAGCATTACGTCCTCTTGAAGATGTTATTAAAGCAGGTGGTAGAGCAACTGAAGATGCTGTTAGGGCGGCAGGTAGTGTTATAGATGATACTGTTATACAGCCTATCAGAGAAGCAGGAAAAGAGTTTGATGATGTAGTAACACAGCCTGTTGGTGACGCTCTGTCTGCTTTAGATACAGCCATTAGACAGGCTCTTCCAGACATTGACTTACCAGATGTAGACCTGCCTAGTATTGACCTACCTAGCATTGACTTACCTTTTGACTTACTACCTTCTCTTATGTCAGACACAGGTCAAGACTTTATACCGTCACCTACACGCACAACAGACAGCTTGTTTAATGATGAGTTGTTTAAGTTTGAAACAGAGATAGGTATCAGCGATTACCCACTAGTAGACGAAGAACTAGAGTTGTTTTACCCAGAGTCTGCGCCACAGTTAGACTACGCACCAGATTATGACAACTTCTTTGAAAACACTATTTACGAAGCTAAACCACGGAGTTACGATTTCTAATGACTTACTTACAACTGGTAAACAGCGTACTACGCAGACTGAGGGAGGATGAAGTAACTACTGTTGCTCAAACATCCTACTCTAAACTTATTGGTGAGTTTGTCAATGACGCTAAACGCACCGTAGAAGACTCTTATGATTGGACTGCACTACGCACTACTCTCACTGTGTCAACTACAACAGATACATTTAACTATGTACTTACTGGCTCACAGAACAGAATGAAGTTGTTAGATGTTGTTAATGACACATCAGATTGGTTCATGCAGTACCGTGGCTCACGTTGGATGGACAATGCTTTTTTGATTGAGACTCCACCTATAGGCGCACCACAGTTCTACAGCTTTAACGGTGTTGACGCTAACGGTGACAATGCTGTTGATGTATACCCAAAGCCTGACGGTGTATATCAACTACGCTTTAACGTGGTGTTACGTACAGCAGACTTTACAGAAGACACAGACAAGCTAGGCGCACCTTCATCACCTGTCATACAACTAGCCACTGCATTGGGTGCTAGAGAGCGTGGTGAAACTGGAGGCACTAGCGCAGCAGAGTTGTTTGCACTAGCAGATAACACCTTGGCTGACGCTATTGCTATTGATGCGTCACAACATCCTGAAGAAACTATCTGGTATTCTTAATGGCACAACAATTACAGAACATTACCGTTGCCGCCCCTGGTTTTGCAGGTCTTAACACACAGGACTCGCCTATTGGTGTTGATCCATCGTTTGCCGCTGTTGCAGACAACTGTGTTATTGACAAGCTAGGCCGTATTGGTGCGCGTAAGGGTTGGGAAGCAGTATCTAGCAATGGCTCTTCTGTACTAGGAAGCAGTCGTGGCATAGAGACTATGTACGAGTTTATTGATAACTCTGGTGACAAGGTTGTGTTGTCAGCGGGTAACAATAAAGTATTCAAAGGCACTTCAACCTTAACAGACATTACTCCCAGTAGTTATACTCCTTCAGCTAACGACTGGAAGATAGTAACATTAAACAACCATGTCTACTTGTTCCAGAGAGGACATGAGCCGCTGATAGGCACAGATGAGTCAGGTTCTTTTGTGTTAGAAACTATGTCAGCACATAGTCACAGCACTGGTACTGCTCCACAGGGCAACGAAGTCCTAGCAGCCTACGGTAAGCTATTTGTAGCTGACATCACAGGTGACAAGCACACTATCTACTGGTCAGATACACTTAACGGTCACGCATGGACAGGAGGCGCTACAGGCTCATTAGACGTAACTCTTGTATGGCCTACAGGCTTTGACGAGATAACGGCTCTAGCGGCTCACAATGGCTTCCTAATCATCTTTGGTAAGAAGTCTATACTTGTGTACTCAGGTGCGTCCTCTCCTGCCTCTATGACGCTTACAGACACCATAGAAGGCATTGGCTGTATAGCTCGTGACTCAGTACAGCACACAGGCACTGATATACTGTTCTTGTCTGAGACAGGTGTACGTAGCTTTGGTAGGACTATACAAGAAAAGTCTATGCCTATGCGTGACATCAGCAAGAATGTACGCACTGACTTGTTAAACCTGATACCGCTACAGACTAACCCTATCAAATCTCTGTACAGTTCTGAAGAGGCTTTCTACCTACTAACTCTACCAGACAGCAACACTGTGTACTGCTTTGATATGCGTACTGCACTGCCTGATGGGTCACAACGGGCTACAACGTGGTCAGGAATGTATCCTCTGTCGTTTGCTGTGTTGGAAGGTGGTGAGATATACATTGGTATCTCTAGCGGCATAGTTGAGTACACAGGCTATATGGACGGTGCTGTTAAGTACGAGATGAGATACTTCAGTAACCCTATGGACTTTGGTAACACTTCCAATCTAAAGTTCTTGAAGAAGTTTAACATGACCATCATTGGTGGACAGAACACACCTACTACATTGAACTGGGGCTATGACTATACAGCGAATTATACTAAACAAGCGTTTACATTCGGCTCTAGCAACATTGGCGAGTACGGTGTTTCTGAGTATAACACTACAGCAGAGTACACCTCCTCTATTCTAATCAACACACCAAAGGTTAACACTAGCGGTAGTGGTGAGGTAGTAACCATTGGTATTGAGGCAGAGGTTAATGGTGCTGCTTTTTCTATTCAAAAAATTGACATACACGCTCTACTAGGGAGACTTATCTAATGTCTAATTACACTAAGACAACTAACTTTGCTACAAAGGATTCTCTCCCTTCAGGCAATGCTGCTAAGATTGTGAGAGGTACAGAGATCGACACTGAATTTAACAACATTGCCACGGCCAGTGCCACTAAAGCTGACACTGCTAGTCCTACTTTCACAGGTACTGTAACAGCCGCTACCGTGAACGTCACAGGTACACTGACGGCTGACACAATTACTGGAGGGTCATACTAATGGCTGTAAATTCTACTATGGGTAATCTTTTCAACGTAGGAGCTAGTTATTTACTAGGCCGTGAAGGAGAGCAAGCATTTGAGAAGTTAGGTCGACAAGCTCAGACAGGCGCTGAAAGGATAGGAACACAGGCTGTTGAGGCTACAGAGTTTAAACCTTATACTGTTACTAGTGGGTTGGCTAATATAGCTACTACACCTGAAGGCGGTTTTGGCATTGGTTTGTCACCAGAGCAAGAGGCTTTACAGCAACAAATCATGGGTCAAGCAGGTGGCTTCTTTAGTCAACTACAGGCTGATCCTGCGGCTGTACAGGCTGACATCTATGAAAGCATACGAGCTACACAGCGTCCTGAAGAGGAACGTCAGCGTCTAGCATTAGAAGAGCGTATGTTGTCACAAGGACGTTTAGGACTTGGCTCTGCCGCCTACGGTGGTTCTTCCCCTGAGTTACTAGCTCAAGAGACTGCACGACAGGAAGCTATGGCACGAGCTAACTTAGGTGCTAGAGAGCAAGCAATGGCAGAGCAAAAGCAAGCTGCGGGTATTGCAGGAGGATTGTTAGGTGCAGGTTACATGCCCCAACAGCAAGCATTAGATTTATTTGGTGCTGCTAATCTTCCTGCACAGCTACAGCAGAGAGGCCAGTTAGGCGGTGCTGAACTACAAGCCTTGTTAGGTCAAACAGGGCTAGAAGGTTACTTACAAGCCGCAGAACTAGGACAGGCAGAGAGACTAGCTAACCTAAGCACAATGGCTAATATTCTAGGCGGTAGCGGTACAGGAGCTACAGCAAGAACTGGTTTAGTAGATCAGTTGCTAGGGTTAGTCAGACCAGAGCAGGAAACAGGAAACATGCTGTCTTTCCCTGACACGCCTTCTTCATCTTTCTTAGGAGGAAGTGGTTTTTTAAGCAGTATTTTACTACCTGAAGTAACTAACCCATACGACACAGGTTCTTTATTTAGCGGGTACGTTCCATCAGCTATACCAACACCGGGGCAACCAATAAACTTAGGCAATATAGGCTCAGTGCAAGATATTGACTCAAGTGGTTTTAACGAATCTGCGTTTAACGCTGCACTAGGTCTTTAAGGAGAACAACTAATGGCTAGAGTAAGTATTGAAGGGTTGCTGACAGGTTTAGCGGGAACTCCTGATTTAAGAGAAGAAGGTATCACGAGAGCGAGTGCTATACAAGGTAGAGGACTAGGCTCTAATTTAGCTCGTTCACTGGCTTTACAAGCACCAGAGCGTCAGCAGATGATGCGTAGAGGCGCAGGAGGCTTACTAGGCGTAGATACTCGTACTGCGGGTGAGAAAGTACAAGAGCAACTATCTAGTCTAGATATAACTACCCCACAGGGTCAAAAACAAGCGGTTGCTTTAGTTTCTCAAGTTGATCCTGCTAGGGCATTGGCTTTGCAGACTCAGTTTAACGAAGCAAACATTGCTAAACAAACGGCTGAAAGAGAGTTTTCTTTAGAAGAAAGACGAGTAGCGGCTCTTGAAAGCGAAGCTAACATTTCTAAACAAGAAGCTGTAGGTAAACTCAATCCTCAAATGTATACTCCTGAGAGTTTACAGGCTTTTGCAGATAATTTAGAAAAAACTGGACAAAAAGATTACGGATTATTAAAAGAAATAGACTTAGTTAAAAAAACTTTTGAAATAAAAACATCAGAAGATATTGTATCTAAGATAGGCAAAAGGGCTGAACAATTATCTAGTTCTTCACAAAGACAGTCTTCTCTTAATCAAATGTCTCGTTTATTAGACACTGGGTTAAAAACAGGCTCTCTGGCGGGACTGTCTAAATCTTTTAAAGGCGTGTTATCTAGTGTTTTAGATGTGGAAATTGAAGGTTTAGCAGAAGCAGAAGCGTTAGAAGCTATCTCAAATAAATTAGCATTAGAAGTCAGAAACCCTGCATCTGGTATGGGTTTGCCTGGAGCAACTTCAAACAGAGACTTGGATTTTTTGATTGCTTCTATACCAGGTTTACGTAAGTCTGTAAAAGGCAATAGACTAATGATCGCTCTTGCTAAAGAGCAACATAAAATGCGTCAAGCAATTGATAGAGAGCAAGCAAGAGTCATTAAAGAAAACGGTGGTTTTGCTCCTCTTGATTTAGAAACGCAACTTTCAAGTTTTTATACAGAGTATCAAATTGATCCTGCACTTAGAAAAGAAGCTGAAGAATTATTAGACCCATCAGCAACAGAAAAAACTTGGTCTGATGATGATTTAGAAGCTAGGTTAGCAGAATTAAAGAAAAATAGAAATCCCAACCCAATAGGAAGACGTTAATGGCTATGTCTGAATACGAAGTAGGTAACTGGTTACTTGATAATGACTCTTTAAAAGGAACTGCTGAGTACGCTAGAAATGCTGATTTATTTATGAGCTTTTCTATTAAAAACCAAGCTAAAGAAAATAAAGAAGAGTTAGGGGATTGGCTACTTAACAACGAAAATAAAAAAGGAACTGCTGAGTACGAACGAAAAGCAGACGCTTTTATGAGTGTTGTCAATAAAGTAGATGAAAACAGAAACGAAGACTCTTCTAACATGTCTGCTTATATGCGAGGAATTGCTCAAGGAGCTACCTTTGAGTTATATGATGAAGCTAAAGCAGGAGCGTTAGCTGTTGGTGATTTTCTTGTTAACAACCCAAGTGATTCTGATTTTTCAGAGTTGTATGAAAGCAGAAAGCAGAAAGAAAACGAGTTGTTAGATTCTTATAGAAAAGACAACAGTAAATCTTACTTTGCAGGGCAAGTAACTGGTGGCGTTGCTACTCTGCCTTTAGGAGGCACGTTAGGCAAGGCAGGTCAGTTTTTATTCGGTGTCGGAGGCAGAGGAGCTACGTTAGGGACAACTGCCGCAAGAACCGCTGCTGCGGGAGCTACTCAAGCGGGTCTATCAGGATTCGGTATGGGTGAAGGATTAGAGGATAGACTAACAAAAGCGTCATTAGGTTTTGGCGTAGGTGGTTTAGTAGGTGGAGGACTAGGTGCAGGAGGTTATAAACTAGCTCAAAAAGTAGCTAACTCTTCTACTGGTCTTGTTAACAATGCCGCAGGTATGGGTGGAGTTGCTAAAAGTTCTTTAGAATTAGGAGAAGAATTAGAGCCTCAATTAGGTAAAATTGCTCAAGATGCTGCAAATGCTCGTTCATCTGCTTACAACTCTTGGCGAGAAAGACTAGATAAGGCTATTGAAGCTACAAAAACAAAGGTAACGAGAAACGCAGATCAAGACAATGCTCCTGAGATAATACCAATGGGAGCTTTAAAAGGAATAATAGACGGTACTCAAGGTTTATTAACAGATCAGAAAAACATACTATCTATTTTACAAAAACCAGATAAAGTAACTTTTGACACTTATCGCCAGATGTATAAAACAGCTTGGGATTTACAGAAGCAGTTACCTCCTGCTGAGGCCGCTACATTGGCTAAAAGACTAAAAGATTTAGAAGGTTTTGAGTATAGACATTTAGATAGTATTCTAGGAACAAGTAACCTAGGTACTGCTCGTAAGCAAATAGACCAAGCCGTTAAAGGTTTTGAAACTGGACAACTTCTTAATAAAGAATTAGTAACTAAGATAGCTAAAGGAGAACCATTAGACCCTACTTTTGCTATGCAGTTTTTACCAAATAACTCGTCTAGTTTGAGTAATTTTTTAAACCTGCAAAAAAGAATAAAGTCTTGGGCGGCAGAAGCTAAAGTATCTGCAAAAGAAGCAGATGAGATTTTATCTCCGCTACGAGCTAACGCCTTATCTGATGTTGTTAGTTCGCCTAAGTTATTAGAGGCTGTAGCAAATCCTAAAACAACCCAGGATTTTGACATTATTAAACACTATGAAGCACTGTTATCTCCACAACAGTTCAGATACGTTAAAAGTTTGGCTAGTAGTCCTAAAGGACTGATTGCTAAAAGAATAGAATCTTTGTCTGCTTATCAAACTGCCGCAGGTGTTTTATCTTTGGGAGGCGTAGGAGCAACAGTTGCGGGAGCAGGAGGAGCAGCAGGAATGACTGTTCTTGGTTTATATTTATCTAGTCCTGTTCTTGTTCGTTCTCTTGCGAATAAGCCTCAAATACTAGCATTGGTTAATAAAGTGTTAAACGCTCCCGCAGGAACATCTACAGAAGCGTTAGCTAAATCGACAGAGATGTTAGGTAAAGCAGCAATAAAGGCGGGTATAATAACGCCTACTACTGCTTTATCTTCTATGGTAGGGGCAGGAAAACAGCCACAACAGCAGTAACAAAAAAGCCCTATGCAGTCATCTACATAGGGCTTTTTAGTACCTACAACATTTACACTATCTCACATGCACCACCTACACAGGCCAACTCCTGGCTACCTGTTGTGTTGTCATCCTGCTCAAACTGTTCCAGAGCAGACCAGTCTACACTCACTGGCATAGCCGCTAGTAACTCCTCATACTTCTCAGCGTCTATGTCCTCATACGGAGCTTGTTGATATACATGATCGCTATACGGCAACAGACTAATACCACTACACAGATCAAAGTTATCCCATATCCACTGTGCAACTTCCAAGAACTCATCGTCTGTATAATAAACAGTAATGCTTGGTTTATGTTCACACCAATGGTTCTGGTAGGCTTTCCACAGCTTTAACTGCTCCATAGCACCTACCTGCTTAACTGTGGTGCAACCTTGTGGAGACTCGACAGGAAAGCTGAATACCAGTGACGCTTGGCTCATCAGGTCTTGCTCTACTGGGAATCCCA